CCCTCCCCGTCACCCCCTGCCCCCGCAAATTCGGCCGTCTCGGCAGAAAAAGCGGCAACGGCTAAGCGCATCCAGCGGACGAGGTCGATCACGGCAGCAGCCCGGCCCGACGTCCTGGAGGCCTGGGAGCGGTACAACAAGGCCGCCGCTGTGCTGGGCTTCGCCAAGTGCGAGGTCCTGACCGAGGCTCGCGGCCGGCGGCTGGCCAAGCGGCTGGACGACATCGGCGGGATCGAGGCGTTCCGGAAAGCGATGTGGGCCATCCGCAACGACGATTTCCTGATGGGGCGGTGCGACCCCAAGCCCGGCCAGGGCCAGTTCCGGCTTGACATCGACCGGCTGCTGCAGACCGAGGGCCAGATGGGCGACGTCCTCGCTCGGCTGTTGGACGCGAGCAGCGCGGCTCCGGCCGAAGACCATGGAGAGAACATGCCGATCGCGCCCGGTCCGAATGGCAAAAAGTGGGGCTGGTGGCGCACGGACGCCGACAGCATCCGCAGGCTATCACCCGAGGCGTGGCGGCAGTTGATCGCCAAACACCAACCCAACGGCACGTGGCCGTGGTGGGTGCTGGCAGCGCCTCCCGGCCATCGTGAATGCCTCGTGCATCCCGACGTTGTTGCCGAATATGGATTTGAGGATGTCTATCGCGGTCAAATCACTCACATATAGGGATTGAAACAATGGGATGGACGAAAGAAAAAGAGGAATTGCTGATGAAGTTAGTTACCGAGAGTCCGGAATTGAAATACTCTGTAATTTCGCAGCGTGTTGGTGTGACGCGGGCCTCCGCTATTGGTAAGGCTTATCGATTAAAACTGGCGAAGCAACCGGTGGCAAGACCGAAAAGCACGAAGGTCAAAAGCAAAGACAAAAAGCCGGACGGCAAGCCGCGCTTCGGGACGATCGGCGGAATGGGGCTGGATCGCTCGGGGTCAAAGCCAGTCGAGCCGTATGTGCCGCCGGCCGAGGAAATGATCATCCCCGAAAACGAGCGTAAGTACATTCAGACGCTGACAGAATGCTGCTGCCGGTGGCCGATTGGCGACCCGCAGCTCGCCGACTTCCACTTCTGCGGCAAAGATAAAGTGCCAGGCATGCCCTACTGCGAATTCCATGCCCGACGCGCCTTCAAGTCATCAGAGCCACGTGAGCGCAAGAAAGCGCGAGAGGAGCAAGCAGCCTAAGTCGTTTCAGTCTCTGCGTTTGTGAGTCCATTTACAACTCAAACCCATAGAGGCTGCGATATGCCGAGCGACGAACCCGTAATGCACTTCGACCTTGCCGAGTTCCGCCGCGAACTTGACGCTCTACTCGACCAGGCCGAGACCGGGCTGATCGCGGAGCAGGCGGTTATGCGAGAGGTCACCCGTCTATGGAACAACCTCGCCACATCGCGGGCGGAGTTCCTGTCTGCGTTCGGGCATCTCGTCGACCCTCAACGCATCCAGCAGGCGCCGCCCCCGCCGGGGACCATGCCGCGCGTTGTGGCTCCTAACGGCCAAGCAGGACCGAATCCCTACGTGCCGCCCTACGCGAACGGCCGGTACCCCCAATGAGCGGACTCTGCGGTCAGGATATCACAATGGGGGCAGATGTTGACCCTTGGTATCGCGTTGCAGATCTGCCCCCACCTTACAAGGTCAAGGTGCGTGTCATGATGCAGGGGCGTGTGTTCGTCGCAACTCGAGGCCGGCATCCAAAGACCGGGCGAGACGTCTGGGCGAGTTGGCCAGAAGGGGCGTCGGAACCAGTCCCGTTCCGGGGCGAACCAAACTTGTATCAACCCCTCAACCCATGTGCTTGGGCGGTCGGGTTGCCTGCGCCTGTCATCCGGTCTCGGCCAGGGATGATGACCTCGACCCGAGATCTCTATCTGGCCACTGAAGCGGCATCGTCGGCTGAACTCGCCGCAGAGATGGAGCACGACCGGCACTATGCCAGATCGGTCTCGGCAACCGAGACAAACGTGAAACACGGCGAGAGCCGATGGTCGGGCCGGTGGTGGGTAGACGTCTCCGAGATAAAGTACGCACCCCCAGGCACCCCCGTGTGTCGGCGTATGGCAGAGGGTCGGACCCTGCGGGCACTGGCTTGGTGTGGGGCTGGCAAGTGGACAGGGGGTGTCAGCCACCCCCTGCCGTCACTACTGGTCGAGATTGGCGAGGCGGCTGCCCGGGCATTGGCAGAGATAGAGCTGACATCGCCACCTGATGCCGCGCCACGCTTCCGGCCACTACCACCCGACCATGATGATTTCGAGATAGCCATGGGCTGGTTTGCTCGGCTTGATCCGCCCGAGCGCCGCAAGAAGTATCGCGAGGCGTGGTCATTCAACAAAGCTCAGCGCGTCCTGTTGGCGCGGGCTGCTGCCACCCCCTGGACGTTCAGCGAGATCGGCCACGTCATGGGATGGAAGGGCCACCAACGGGCGGCACAGGTCTATGGCGAGACCCTAGACCGGATCGTCCGGATAGCGAACCGGGCCGAGGCCGGCGTCGACCAGATCGCAAATCTCCAGGAGCGCAACCGCGCGGCGCGGCGTGGTCATGCAACCTGAAACCCACCATCCAGTTAGGTCCAGTATGGCGCACCGACCTGACATCGTAAGATCGCGCTCGATGAGGGCCGCCGCAGCGGCGCTCGACTTTTACGCTGTGTGCCTGATCGGCTACGAGCATGCGGTGCCAGAGGGGTTTCACTCGAACCGGGCGCGATGGCCAGTGCGCGTGGCAATGACGCGAGACCCGACCGAGATCACCAAGAAGACGGATCTTGAGCAGCCGCTGCACAGCGTGGTGGTGCTGGCCTACGTGTGGACCACGAGCGATGCCCACGCCAAGCGCCTCAAACTCAAGCTCGACGGTTACCTGCTTGGCTGGGAGGACGACGCCGCATTGCGGCACGGGTGGCGCGATCTCGACGACCCAATCAACGCTTGGCCGGTCCTGCTCAATCTCGCCGTGACTGATATTCGGCGGCGAGAGGACATCGACGTGTTCGACGAAACCGAGCGGCAGAACAGAATTAACCGGCACCGACGGAGACAATGGCAGTGACCACGCCAACCACATTTCTTGACGGGCGGGTGATGCTGTACGGGGGCGATTGCCTCGACGTGCTGGCGACTCTGCCAGATAACAGCGTCGACTCTGTCGTGTGCGATCCGCCGTACCATTTGACCAGCATTGTGAAGTGGTTTGGCGGTGATAATGCAGCAGCGTGTAAGGTCGGCAAAACCGGAGCATATGCGCGGGCGTCGGCTGGTTTCATGGGCAAGCAATGGGACGGCGGCGACATCGCGTTTCGTGCTGAAACGTGGGCGGCTGTTTTTCGCGTGCTTAAGCCCGGTGGGCACCTCGTCGCCTTCAGCGGAACTCGCACCTACCATCGCATGACGTGCGCTATTGAAGATGCCGGTTTTGACGTGCGTGATATGATTTGCTGGCACTACGGGTCAGGATTTCCAAAATCGCACAACGTCAGCAAGGGGATTGATAAGGCGGCGGGTGCAGAGCGGGAGAAGATTGCCACAGGCGCGGCTGTCAAGCGCATGATCCCAGGTTCCGAGCAAAACGACAACGGCTCTTGGATCAAAGACAATGGGCGTATTTATCAGCCTGGCATTGAGTTGCCTTCGACCGAAGCCGCCAAACAATGGGACGGCTACGGTACTGCTCTAAAGCCAGCAACCGAACCGATCTGCCTTGCTCGCAAGCCTTTAATAGGCACAATCGTTGAAAACGTCTTAACCCATGGAACGGGGGCGCTTAATATCGACGGGTGTCGGATTGAAGCAAGCGGACGCCCAGAGCGGGACGCCCGCGCACACACAGTGCCAAGTATGTTTGGCGCAATGGGCGGCTCAAAAGCTATTGGCCAAACTAATTTGGGCCGCTGGCCTGCCAATCTCATTCACGATGGAAGCGATGAAGTGCTGGCTGGGTTTCCTGATGCGCCGGGGCAGGGTGGCGCCGTTACTGGAAACGAGCCAACTGCCAACGGTTTTTCCGGTGCAGTGGCGTTCGGCGGGATGAAAGCCCGTGCCGGTGGATATGCGCCCAGGCTCGACTCCGGCTCGGCCGCCCGGTTTTTTTACACATCAAAAGCCGACTCCGATGATCGCCTTGGTTCAAAGCACCTAACGGTAAAACTGATCGACCTCATGCAATGGCTTGTTCGCCTCGTCACGCCCAAAGGCGGCACGGTCCTTGATCCGTTTGCGGGCACCGGCACGACCGGCGAAGCTGCATGGCGTGAAGGTATGAGCGCTATTCTAATCGAGCGCGAGCCAGAATACCAAGCTGACATTGCGCGACGGATGGAACTTGCAACGCAGCCGACAAAGCGCGCGGCAGTAGCGGCGACCAAGAACAAGCTCGGCCGTCCCGAGGACCTACCGTTGTTCAGCGGAGAAAGCCAATGAGCACGATCGCAACAGACGGGATTACAATAGCCGGCGACGGTCTGGGTGCAACCGACGGCGGCATTATCATGGCGCGCTCTCTTCGCAAAATCGAAGGCTATCCAGGACGAATCTACGCCTTCGCCGGCATGACGCGCAGTATGCGGCCGGTCATCGACTGGCACCGCAACGGCGCGATCGCCGAAAAGTATCCGGTAAAACCGGACGACGAGTCCGCAACGCTCTTGGTCCTGACCGCCAAATCAGCGATTCTCTACTCCGACAGTCCGCTCGGTGAGCTGTGCGAATTCCCGATGGCGATCGGCAACGGCAAGTCGATTGCGATGGCCGCGTTGTTGCTAGGTCATTCGCCACGCGAAGCGATCGAGTTGGCCTCCCGCCTGGATGTCTGGACGGGCGGAGAAATCCAAGTGGTGCGTCTTGCAGATTATCTCGGCGATGCGCCGGGGAAAGAGGTTTTGAATGGCCACCACCCCGAAGGACATCGCAGCCCGGCTCCGGTCTCTTAGCGACGAGCGCCGGGCATTGAAGGCAATTGAAGGTCAAGAAACACGGAGACGAGCACTATGGGCAAAACGCCATATCCAAGCGTCGATACAACACTCGTTACGAGTGAGCGTGTCGATGGTGCTGCGCGCGTGTTCCAATTGTCCGGGGATGCCGAGCCGCTCCCGGCCGATACTCGCACCTATCTTGAGTACACCGGTACGGAAGCAGGACATGGTGCCGGCGAGTTCATCGAGCGTCGCCCCGTAACGCATGAAGTTGTGGCCACTGGCGTGTTGCCTATTGTCGAGAAGATCAAACCGTTCTGGCCAGCCGCGCACCGGCAGAGCGCCAAGAGCCAAGGGGAGACACCGCGATCATGCTGAAATGGGCCGATAGGCGATGCGGAAACTGCGCATTCTGGGGATCTCCCGACGATCCAGACGGTGACTATCCATGTCAGCGTCTATCGGCACCGCAACCATACCAGACGGCCAACGATCGCTGTGGAGATCATCGCACCGAGGACGAGGTTGACGCCGACATCCGCGACCGCGCCCTAAAATGGTTTGAGACGGAGAAGGCAGAGGCCATCGCCAACAACTGCCTAGCCACGTGGGCGCATGGTCGAGGCGCTGTTTGATGGAGGCGCGCCTGCTGCCAGGATGTCCGCCGTCCACGGCATCGGACCTTCGGTTCCACTGCTGGGTCAAGCCAGACGCGGCGCCGGATGCGCTGCCCGGTGGCACACGGATGGTTTGGCGAGCGGACTGCGGCCGCGGCGAAGTTTGGCGCAAGTACCAGATGACCTACGATCTCTCTGAGGACAAACCCGAGCGGCGGCTGGTGGCGACATACGCTGATGCCGTCGACGGTAAAGCCGCCAAGCGGATGTATCCCAGGTTGCTGGGGGCTATGGCGGCTGTCGCCGCGCGTATGCAGCGGGATGCCAGCGAGGAGGCGGCATGATCTACGGCTCCGTCTGGGAAAACGTCCCCGGTGTGCTCAGCCTGGATGGCGGGCGAGCTTTCGCCTCCATCCTCGGAGGGTTGGCAGAATGCGGGTATGGTCTCGCCTACCGAGTGCTGGACGCTCAGTTTGTCCGAGTGGACGGGTTTGGACGGGCAGTCCCTCAGCGACGACGGCGTGTGTTCGTTGTCGGATATCTTGGTGACTGGCGACGTGCCGCCGCGGTATTATTTGAGCGCTCGAGCCTGTCGCGGCATCCTCCGCCGCGCCGTCAAGCGGGGCAAATCGCTGCCCCGACAATTAGCGCTCGCCCTACAGGCGGTGGCGGACTCGGAACCGACTTTGAGTGCGACGGCGGACTCGTCGCCTTCGGTGGAAACAACACCAGCGGACCGATTGACGTAGCGACCGCGCAGACCGCGCACGGCGGCTCGGGGCGATTTGATTTCGAGAGTGAAACATTCGTCGCCCATGCGCTGCGCGGTGAGGTGGTCGATGCCAGCGAGGACGGGACGGGGCGCGGCACGCCGTTGGTGCCGGTAGCGGTTGACGTGGCACCATGCCTGAGATCCGGGGGCAACGTCACAGGTGGTGACCGGCCTTACCCGTCGTCGGGAGTGGCGTGGCGGGTCCGCCGCCTGATGCCCATAGAATGCGAACGCCTACAGGGATTTCCTGACGGCTACACGGCCGTGCCATATCCGTTGCCAAAATGGGCGCCGAAGTTTCCTGAACGCGTAAAGTACGCCGCCGACGGCCCGCGCTACAAGGCGCTGGGCAACAGTATGGCCGTGAACTGCATGCGCTGGATCGGCCGGCGCATCGACATGGTGGAAGCTCAACGAGCGGGGCGGCATGATCAAGCGTGACAGGCTACCGACTGCAAAGCGCCGACAGATACGTAGGCAAGAGCTTTGGGTGCAGCAGGACGGAAAATGCTTTTGGTGCCAATCGCCAACGCTGTTGGCCTTGTGGTGTGTCGAGACCCACGAAACGCCGCCCGACAACCTAGCCACTCTAGAACACCTTTTACATAGCCGTGATCCACGACGGCGGGTGCCGCCTGTGGGAGGCGAGCAGCGGTTAGCTATGGCCTGCTACCGGTGCAACCAAGATCGAGGCGCCCGTGATGAATTAAGGCTCAGGAAAAAGGGTCGCGTGGACATCGACAATCAGCAACCAGGAGAACAATCGTGAGCAAGAAGCCAGGTCTATACGCCAACATCAACGCGAAGCAGGAGCGAGGCGGAACACCTCGAAAGCTAGGAAGCAAAGGCGCACCGACCAAAGCCGACTTCGTTCGATCGGCCAAGACGGCCAAGACGGCCAAGCCGGTGAAGAAGGGCAAGTGACCAGATCGCGACAGGTCTTCTGAATAAGTGCCGGGGAAACTGTCGCGAAACGACCAAACTCGACCAAACAATTGTATACTCGTCTTCTCGCGTTCCACTTTGTACCAGTGCGTACCCGTCGCAACCGGTGGGCTGCATGGGCAGCCACGTCGTCGGGGCCACCAACTCGGCTGAAGACCGCCTTGTTCAGTTCATGGGCATGAACGCGGACTTGTAGACCTTGCGGTTCCCCCACGGCGCAGCCGACACTCCGGCCTTGGTCTGATAGGCCTTGAAGTGCTTCAGCGGGATCGGACCGCCGCGACACACAATTTCGTAGTGCAAACCGCCATAGCTCGCCCGCTTCCCGTGGATCCGGGAATACTTGGCGATGGCCGATTGTGGTGCCTTGATCTGTTGTGAGATGGCCCGCTTGACCTGTGTCTTGGCTTTATCGCCTGTGTGATTCAGCGCGCGGCGTGCCGCATCAGGCACCCGATTGCTCAGGATGTTGGCCGCGGCGATCATGCGTGCGACGCCGTCGCCCGCGACATTAATCGACAGCGTGGCCATTATGCACCATGTCTAGGACAGCGATTGCGGTAGCTGGGAATGGGTCGGCGGGCCTGTGACGCCCTGATCGTTTGTGCGCTGGCGTCGTGCCAAAAGCGCCTATGTGGGCCATGAATGGCGGCCTTACCGGTCCCAGAAACGCGAAAGCCGAACGGGCGAACCCATCCGGCCATAGCTCTTGCGAGCATACTTGTGATTCGCCCCGATTCGACGTTAACCGTCAAGCGGTTTCTTGCGAGAATGCCAGAGGGTCTCGCCAACGACGCCGAGC